GCGCTTGATGGAGTAGACATGGCTGAACAATACAAGTTCCCAGACGAACTGGATGACGAAAAGACCTCCAAGGTCAATGTATCCGTGGAGGACGACGGAGACGTAGAAGTCGAAGTCATTGACGACACCCCCATCCAAGACAGAGGCCGCAGGCCCCTGGACCGGGAGGTGGAAGACCCCACGGACGACGAAATTGAGAACTACTCCGATAAAGTCAAGGGCCGCATCAAGGAGTTGACCCACGCCCGTCACGACGAGCGCAGGGCCAAAGAATCCACCATGCGCGAAAAGCAAGAACTCGAGCGTCTTACACAACAGCTTATTGATGAGAACAAAAAGCTAAAACAGTATGTTTCAACGGGGTCTGAACAGTACGGCACCATGGCCAAAACAGCGGCGGAAGCCGAACTGGAGAAAGCCCGCCGCCAGTACAAGGATGCCCAGGAAGCGTTTGACACTGACGCCATCATTGCAGCCCAGGAAGCACTGACTGACGCCAAGTGGAAGTTGGAGCAAGCGAAAAGTTTTCGCCCACCCCCTTTACAAACTGAAGAATATGATGTACAAACGCGTCAAAGCGCACCCGAACAGGCGCAACCAGACGAAAAAACCCTGCGCTGGCAGGCAAAAAACCAGTGGTTTGGCGCAAACGGGTTCGAAGAAGTCACCAGCTTTGCACTAGGGCTGCATCAAAAACTAGTCAACAACGGGGTCGATCCCCGCACTGATGAGTATTTCGATCAAATAAATGATCGCGTGAAGTCGAAGTTCCCCGAAGTTTTCGGTGGTGCCGAAGACAAGCCAAGGTCAGGAGATTCTCCAAGACGACCTGCTGCCGTTGCAGCTCCCGCGACCCGTTCGTCGGGAGCCAAGAAAATCCAACTCACTCAGACCCAGGTCGCACTGGCAAAGAAATTTGGATTAACCCCGCAGCAGTACGCTGCTCAAGTAGCAAAATTGGAGAGTCAAAATGGCTGAAAACCGTGCCCCCCGTGACAATGTGTCACGCGACAAGCAAGCTCGTTATGTGTATGTGCCGTCCTCAGCACTGCCTGATCCGACCCCGGAGCCAGGATATGTGTACCGATGGGTGGCCACGCACGTATTAGGGCAAGCTGAACCCACCAACGTGTCTCGAAAGATGCGCGACGGTTGGGAGCCTGTCAAGGCGGAAGATCATCCAGAATTGATGATTGAAGGTCATGCGAAGACCGGGAACGTGGAGATTGGCGGACTCATGCTCTGTAAGATGATCGCCGAGAAAGCACGCGCACGGGACGATTACTACGACCAACAAGCACAAAACCAGATGGAATCGGTGGACAACCACTTCATGCGAAACAATGATCCTCGTATGCCCCTGTTTGCGGACCGCAAGTCCTCAGTCAGTGGCGGCAAAGGGTTTGGTTCAGGTTCTAAGTAAACAAGGAGTCCTTAAATGGCATCAACCGCATCCCCCTACGGGCTAAAACCCGTAAATCGCGTTGATGGTATGCCTTACGCAGGTGCAACGCAGACTTTTCTGATTGACCCTGCTGGCGAAGCCACCAACATTTTCTATGGTCAAGTAGTCATTATTGGCGCGGACGGCTATCTAGCCATTTCTACCGCCACTGGTGCTGACATTACGACCAACAACCTTGGCGGCAGCGGCGTAGGTGCAATCGGCGTTTTCGTCGGCTGCGAATATGTCAATGCACAAGGTCAGGTGATTAACGCGCAGTACTACCCCTCCGGCACAACTGGTGTGGTTACGGCTAAAGTCATCACTGACCCCAGCGTTGCTTTCCAAGCACAGCTAGATGGTTCTGGCGCTCAAACCGTTTTGGGCACTAACACCTTCTTTGCCGCTGTACAGAGCACCAGCACAGGGTCCACCACAACCGGTAACTCAACCAGCGCGTTGGAGTCTACCGTGGTAACCACTGCTGCGGCTTTCCGTATTGTGGGTTTTGTTGAGCTGGAAGGCTTCTCAGAAATCGGCGACGCGTTCACTGATGTGTTGGTTAAATTCAACCCCAGTGCCCACTCGTATTTAAACAACGTCGGCCTGTAAGGAGTAAATCATGGCAATTTCACGCGCACAACTACTTAAAGAGTTGCTCCCTGGTCTGAACGCTTTGTTCGGTTTGGAATACGCTCGCTACGGCGAAGAGCACAAAGAACTCTACGAAACTGAGAAATCAGAACGTAGCTTTGAAGAAGAGACCAAGCTTGCTGGTTTTGGCTCTGCTCCCGTCAAAAACGAGGGCTCCGCCATTGCGTACGACAATGCTCAAGAGGCATTTACCGCACGCTACAACCACGAAACCATCGCCCTGGGCTTCTCAATCACCGAGGAAGCTGTGGAAGATAACTTGTACGACTCACTGTCTGCTCGTTACACCAAAGCCCTGGCCCGTGCGATGTCCTACACCAAGCAAGTTAAAGCCGCATCCGTTATCAACAACGGTTTCAACGGCTCGTACTTGGGTGGTGATGGCGTGACCTTGTTCGGTAACAACAGCTCCAGCACTCGTGTTGGTCACCCCCTGGTCTCAGGTGGCGTGAACTTCAACAGTCCCACCACTGGTGTGGACTTGAACGAGACGTCCTTGGAAAATGCCGTGATTCAAATCGCTGCATGGACCGATGAGCGTGGTCTGTTGATCGCCGCCAAGCCCCGCAAGATGGTTGTGCCCCCAGCACTGATGTTTGTTGCCAAGCGTTTGCTTGACACTGAACTGCGTGTCTCTACTGCTGATAACGACATCAACGCTATCAAACAGATGGGTGCGATTCCTGAAGGCTACTGTGTCAACCACTTCTTTACCGACACGAACGGCTGGTATTTGATTACCGACGTTCCCAACGGTATGAAGCATTTCGAGCGTATGCCCCTGGCAAACTCGATGGACGGCGACTTTGATACGGGCAACGTCCGTTACAAGGCTCGTGAGCGTTACAGCTTCGGCTGGTCTGATCCCCTCGGCATGTGGGGTTCCGCAGGCGCTTAATGTGTCTATGAAAAAGGGGCCTTGTGCCCCTTTTTCTTTTGGTGTATATTGCACCCATTCCGGGCTTTCCGGTGTATCTGACAGTCCCGGCTGACGACATGCAGACAGATACGCCCCACTTGCATGTAAGGAAATTATCATGGCACGCACTACGTTTCAAGGCCCCGTTCGTTCATTGGGCGGCGTTTACCAACAAGGCCCAGCCTCTGTTGTCTCAATCACTTCCAGCACTACGCTGAACCCCGTCGATCACGGTGGTCGCATCATCAGTGTTGGTGGTTCGTTGGCCGCAGCATTAACGCTGACCTTGCCAACTATTAACGCTTCTACCAACCCCACCACTTCTGGCCCTGGCCAAGACCCCAGCACCGCTAACAATCAAGGTGTTGTCTACACAATCTGGGTTCCCACTACCATATCCACTAGCTCGTTGAAGATTGCTACTGACGGTACTGATAAATACGTTGGCACAATTATCATGAACGACACCGATGCTGATGGAGCCACTTTGGTTGGTTTCTTTGCCGCCGCTGCAAACGACTTCATCAACTTGAACGGCACCACCACAGGTGGTGTTGCAGGTTCCTGGGTGCGGATTTTTGCAATTGCCGCACTCAAGTACATGGTTAACGGCCAAGTAATGGGTACTGGCACTGTTGCAACCCCGTTTGCTAACTCTTAATCAACCCAACGGGGCTTCGGCCCCTGTTAAAAAAGGAGTTTGATTATGGGAATGCAAACCGATGTTAAATCAACGCGACTGACGGCAGACGGGCAAGCAGTTGCGTACCGCACTCGTGTAAAAACCGTCTACGGCCTTGCAGGGGCAAGCGCAGGGTCGGTCAAGTTCTACAACGGAACAGACAACACAGGCGCCTTATTGCTTGATGTGGACACCCCCGCAGGCACAGCAAATACGTTTCTTCTACCAATCCCCGGTGAAGGCGTCTTATTTACCACAGGCGTTTACGTTGATGTGACCAACATCACGGGCGTGACAATTGTCTATGGCTAAGTCACCTGCATGGCAACGCAAGGAAGGCAAATCCGAGAAGGGCGGCTTGAACGCCAAGGGTCGGGCTTCCTACAACAAAGCCAATCCCGGCAAGCCGGGTCTGAAAGCGCCGCAGCCCGAGGGCGGCAGCAGGCGCGACTCTTTCTGTGCAAGGATGACTGGGATGAAGAAAAAGTTGACCAGCCCCAAGACAGCCAAAGACCCAAACAGTCGGATTAACAAGAGCCTGCGGGCTTGGAAATGTTGA